GAGTTCAGCCTCGTCTACACTTGATTCGTTGGACAGACGGATGATGAGGGCCGGTAATGCGGCCCTTTTTTATTGGGTGTATGCTGTTGCAGTATCGCGTGCATTACGCATGGCATTTGTCCGCAAAAAGGTAAAGGTTTTCTCTTGGCCCGTGTCCATCGAGGAGCCGAGTGATGGCGGCACCTTTGATACTGCAACTTTCGACGCAAAATTCAAGCGTGTTGGACGCAAAGAATTTCAGAAGCTTGGCGAGAAGGGCGAGCTGGATCTTCTAAAGGTGATCATGGTTGGCTGGGAAGGAATTCTTGACGAAGACGGTAAAGAGATCCCGTTTTCGCTTGAGGCAATGCGCGAATTTAGCGATGACCCGTATTGGATTCGCGGCGTATTGAAGGCTTATACCGAAACTTTTGACGGCGGTCGCCAGGGAAACTAAAAGATGCTGCCGTCTATTGGGCGGGCGGCGGCAAGAGAGTAGAAGACAAAACGAAGGAGGACGCTGCTGTGTTTGGCATCGTCCTCCCGGAGCAACCTGCCGAGCGATCCAACGATTGCGAAGTTTGGGAAGAAAACTGGGATTCTGTGATGATGTTCCTGCGTATGCAGACGCAGTGGACCACGACGATGGCCGGATATATGGGCTTGCGATATGACGTGCTTCTTTGTCCTGGAGGATTGTTCGACCTCTACAATGTGGAGAATCGCCGCGACATGCTTGAAGACCTCCAGACCATGGAGGCTGCAGCATTAAGCGAATTGGCCAAGGACAAGGATGGCTAAACAGGTAAGCGAAATTCTCGTCAAGCTTGGCATCCAGGGCGCCGAGGGCCTGGACAAGCTGAAGAGTTCGTTTCGCGAGCTTGAAAAGTCCATTGGCCCATCTGATGCAACAATTCAGAAGGCGCGCAAAAGCATACTTGACTTTGGCGAGGCAAGCGGAAAAAGTGAGCAAGTTATTCGTGGTCAACTTGAGGCATTTCGCGGCCTGAAATCACAGGCGGAAATAAATGGTGCGACTTTTATAAAACTTACCGAAGACATTAAAAGGCTTGAAATTGAATTAAGTGGCTCTACTGCTGCAATAAATCGTCAACGTGATGCCATTCTGAGATCAACTGCTGCTTCGCAAGGTAATGCGGATGCATTGCGCAAACAAGCCGAAGCGCTTGGCAGGCTTCAGCAGCAAACACGACCTGGATCTGCTGCTTTTATTCAGCTTGGTAAAGATATTGAAAGAGTAGACGAAAAGCTAATCAAAGTTCGTAGTGAAGCGCAAGCATTTGCGCTTGCCTTGAATCAAATTCCAGCAGCAAGCGTAGAAAAACAAGTAAGGCAAATTGAAACTTTAAGGCGTACCATGAATACGCTTAAAATTACAAGCGATGAATACCTAGAAACACTACAAAGAATTAATCTTGTTAGTGCTGTTCAAACAACTACTACTGGCAGGCAGCAAGTAAGGGCTGCCAACCAGATGTTCGAGAGCGGTCTTTTTGAGCGATTTGTGCAAAGTCGTGCACAGGCGCTTCCGCTTCCTGAAACGACTGCTGGCCTGCAGCAAAGAATTTCGGAGGTCAATCAAGAGCTCGCAAACGTAACTGGATACGAGCGCAGGCGCGCGCTGACGATTGAGTTAATTGATCTTAATCGTCGACTTAAAAATACAGTTGTTGAAATTACGACTACGGAAGAGCTAGCCGCAATGGCTACAAGGCAGCGGGCCTCCGCTGCGCGTGAAGTCCTCGGTCGATCTGGTTTTGGCGCATTTTCCGCCGATGTTCGCGCTCGCGCCGCAGAGGGTGCTTATGATCTTGGCACTCAAAAAGCAATGCAGCGCGCCAGAAATCGAATTGTCGATCAAGAGGCGGTCGGTGAAATTGGTGTTTTGTTTAACCGTTGGCAAGACGCATATTTAGATATTGAAAAACTTTTTGAAGATCATCAGGTCAATAAAGCTGAAATTGCCGCAAAAGGGGCTGCGACTCAAAATGAAATTTTAGATAGACAGCATAATCAGTCTCTGCGAGCTCAGCAGCGAAGGTTTGAAGAAGAGCTTGCGTTGTTTGATCAAAACCTTAAACAGCGCGATCAATTGCTTCAAAAGCAAACTGCAATCAAAGGAATGCTTGGCCTTGAAGGGCGCGAGCTGTCTCCTTTGTACCAGGGGATTGTTGATATTGGAACTCGTCGTGCGGCTGGCGAGCAGGCGCGCATGGGCAAAACCCCTCAGCAGGCGCTTGCCGACATTGTCAGCGTATTTAATTCTGATCTTGATAGAGCTGGAGACGGATTCCTGGAATCCGAACGTCAGCTCCGTGAAGCAGCAATTGAATTCGCTGGAGGCTCGCGCAAAGTCCGGGAAAGATTTGAGCAAATTGCCTTAGGAAAAACACCGGCTGGAATGTTCCCTGCACCAGGAGAAGATCCTGCTATTTATAGGCAAAGGATCGAGGCTCCCGCTGCCAGCCTTCAAGAAATTATTGCCAATTTTGGACGAAAGACAGATAAAACTGGAGATGGCTTTCTTGAAGCCGAAAGAAAGCTCAGGCAAGCAGCAATTGATTTTGCCGATGGATCGCAAGAAGTTAAGCGTGCTTTTGCTCGTATTCCTCTTGGTCAAACGCCGACTTCGATGTTGCCTGGTGGCACCGAAGCGCCTTCTGAATACATTTCGCGCATTAGGGGTGGATTTGGCACTGCTGATCTTCCTGATTTCGAATCATTCCGAAAAGGAACAACTCGTGAATTGCAGCTTGTTCGGCAGTCGTTACAGGAATTACGGCTTGACTTGAATCCATTGGCAGCAGGATTCGAGGCAACAGAAAAGCGCATTGTTCGTAGCATTAGAAATATCGACAAAGAGCTTGAGACTCGTCAACTTGGCGGGCGCCGCATGGGTGGAATGCAAGTCGCTCAAGCCGCTGGCGCTGCATTGAGTGGCGGTATCTTCGGCGGCCCTGAAGGCTTCCTTGGCGGCGCACTTGGTGGTGTATTTGGTGGTGTTGGAGGAGCATTCGCCGGTGCTGCTGCTGGCGCGCAGGTTGGCATGTTTAGACAGCAGCTTGGTGGATTTGCTGACTATGCAGCACAGATCCAGAAGATGCAGATTGCGCTGCGAGATGCTGCTGGCAGTCAAGATCAATTCAATCAAGCTGTTGCTGCGGCGAATTTTGCGGTGCGCAATCTGAACGTGCCGCAAGATGTTGCGATTCAGAATATGACCAAGCTGACTGCTGCAGTGAGAGGAGCAGGCGGTCAGGTCACCGACGCCGAGCTTGTATTTAAGAACGTCACTGCTGCGATCAAAGCAACTGGCGGCTCTGCGCAGGACGTCGATGGTGCCATTACAGCAATGGTGCAGGTGTTCTCGAAGGGCAAAGTAAGCGCAGAGGAATTGAGCGGTCAGCTTGGTGAGCGCTTGCCCGGCGCGGTGACCAAATTTGCCCAAGCGAATGAAATGACGCTGCCTGAGCTGCAAAAAGCTCTTGAGCAAGGTCAGGTCGGATTGAATGAGCTGATGAATTTCATCGTTCAACTTGGCGATGAATATTCTGGTACTGCTAATCAAATTGCGGATTCCAGTCAGGATGCAGGCGCACGTCTGACGGTGGCGTTCAATGACATGAAGATTGCAATTGGCGAAACGCTTCAGCCAGTTGGCGCGCAATTCCAAGAAGCTTTTGCTGATTTCATCGTAAATATCACCCCAGGTCTTGTTGCGGCAGCTAAAGCAGTCGGGGATGGGATCAAGTTTATTATTGACAATGCATCGCAAATTGGTGCTGTTATTGAATTCGCTGCAAAGCTTGCTGGTGTCACTCTTGCCCTGAAGGCATTGCAGGCGATGCAGGGGCCAATTACAACTCTGTTCCTATCTTTGCAAAGCGGATTCGCAGCTAGCACCGCTCAGGCGGCTGCAGCTCAGACTCGGATCATGGCTTTCGGGGCAACTGTTAGAGCGGTTGCGGCATCGCTTGTCGCGCCTTTGGTTATCACGGTTGCTGTTGTGGGCGCAGATGCAGTTATCTCTAAATTGTTGAAAATTAGGAATCTAAAAAATCAAACACAGACGATTCGAGAGCAAGCGACTGGCGAGGAATACCTAAGGGGCCTTGGCGGAGAGGCAGCTACGCAGTCTGCCCTTAGGTCGGAAATAAGCGCAAATGCTAAGGAAACCGAAAGGCTTAATAAGTCAATCGAAGGAACCAGGAAACAGTTGTCGCTGCTTCAGGCAATGCCTGGAATTGCACAAGCGGCTGTCTCTGGACAGCGTGGACAGCTAGAAGCGCAGTTAAAGCGTGATTTTGCTGCGCTGCAGCTAATGCGGTCAAGGCGCGAAACCTTGTTGAATCGACTGCCAAATGCGCCTACGGCCGCAGCAGGCCCTGCCTTGACCCAGTTCCCAGATATTGCTGGTGATGGCGCCAAGGGCAAAGCGGACAAAGAGGCAGAAAAAGCCGCTCGTGAAGCTCAACGCTTATACGAAGAAAATCTTCGCAATGCAATGCGTTTGCAAGACGTTGGCTTGCGGACGCTTCAGCTTGAAGAGTTGACCACGCTTGAAAGGCAGCGCCAGGAATTGGTGAGCAGAGAAGCAGACAGAATTGAATTTGAAATTCTAGATCTAAAACAAAAGCAGCTCGGGATTGATATCAAGCAAACACACTTAAATGAAACGAGAGAACGCTTGGAGGATTTACGCGTTCAGGGACTGAAGCAAGGACTTGATGTTTCTAAGACTGCAGAAGAAATATCCAGAAATCAAATTGAATATAAAGAGCTTCAGCTTGAGGCGGAGAAGGCGATCACGGAAGAGCTCGGTCTTCAGCGTCAAATCTTAGAAGCAATGGGCTTGACGCCTCAAATGCGTCAGGCCGGTCGTCGCGCTGCTATTGGCGTTTTTGATTACGGCCAGGCTGGTGCTGCCAATTTTGCCGGTGGCGAGCAGATCTATCAACCGCAGGAATTCATGACACCGGAAGCTGAGCGCTTCCAGGAAATGCGGAAGCAATTGGAGGAAATGATTTCTCTTGAAAATCAAGTTCATGCTGGTGCAATGCAGATAGGAGAGGCATTCTCCAACGCATTTATTGAAACAATTACAGGCTCTAAATCAGCGAAGCAAGCACTTGCTGACTTGATGGCATCAATTGGCAAGCATTTCTTGGATATGGCGCAACAAATTATTACGCAGCAAATTGCGATGATTCTTTATGGCACCATTATGAAAGCGCTTGGAGTGGGGCTTAGTGGCGGAGGTGCCGCTCCTAATTACAGCGGTGTTTTCAGTAGTGGTCAGGCCGGCTTCAACCCATCGGTATTCACGGGTCCAAGTTTGCTCCCGGCCGCCAATGGAGCGACGTTTGCTCAGAACGGCATTCAACCGTTCGCAATGGGCGGCATCGTCACCAAGCCGACCTTCTTCAAATACGCAAACGGTGGCGCTTTCAGTAATGGCGTGATGGGCGAGGCTGGCCCTGAAGCGATCATGCCGCTTAAGCGTGGCGCCGACGGCAAGCTTGGCGTTGCTGCTCGCCTGGATGGTGCAATGAAGCGCTATCGCTCCACTCCTGGCTCTGCCGCTGCTGCAGCAGAAGGTGACAGCGCATCGCTGGCAGCAGTGGGTGCGGCCACAATGGAACCGATCGACGTGCGTTACAGCGTCGAACGGATCAACAACGTGGACTACGTCACTGCCGACCAGTTCCAACGCGGCATGGCGCAAGCCGCCCAACAGGGCGCGATCCAAGGCGAACGCCGCGCCATGCGCAGCCTGAAAAACAGCGCCGCCACACGTAGAGGAGTCGGCATCTGATGGAATACGCCTACGGCCACCTACTCGACATCGGACCAAGCGGCCAAGCCGCTCAGTACCGCTTCCAGAACTACGCCATCAACCAAAACGTTGACGGCTACCTGTTCCTGCCGTTCAGTTTCGGTGGCGCAGTAGCCACGCTTCAAGGCGACAACCTCGACGCAACAATTCAATTTGCAAACATTGAAATGACCCGCGCTTGGATTGTCGAAGCTCTCGATAACCTATGGGTTGCCAAGGTCACCACGGTGCTCTGGGAACCCTCCACTGGAGCAGTCCAGCGCACCCTTTACAACTACTGGGGCACCTGTTCAAGCGGCGGCTGGGACGAGGTCAACATTCAAGTCAGCTTGAACTCGGTACTCGACGCTGTGCAGTCCAACATCCCCGGCCGCCGCCTACATCGCTGGCAAGTCGGCAGCATCCCGTTCACAGCTCAAATCAGTGTGTGAGCATCTAATCGGTCGCCGCTACGAGTACGGCGGAGACGATTGCATCCACCTTGTTGTCGATTCCCTCAAGGCTTTAGGCAAAAATCCACCCGAAGTTGCCGACGCTTGGTACACCCTTAGTCCACGCGGCATCCTGCGTGAACTGGCGCTGTACTGCGACACCTTAGACGCGCCCGCCTACGATGGTGACATCATTCTGTTTGGCGCTAAGCCACCTGAATTCGGAGTCCAATGGCAGAGTGGCATCCTGTTCATAAACCACTTGATTTCCGCAGTGGACTGGAAACCGGTGGCAAGCTTTACGATCCGCCGCTCCTACCGTATGAAATCGCGCTAATCGAAGCGCTTGGCTGTAGCGAAGAAGAGTATAAAACCTTTGTTCGATATGCAGTACAACGCGCATATGTGCGCCCTGCTGAATACGAAAATATCCCCGAAATCTATGCAGCGATGGTTCCAGTCGTTGTCGCTGCAGCCGCCGGTGCAAAATCAGTTGCGACAACTATTGCCGTAAATGTTGCCATTGGTTTGGCGTTAACAGCCGTCAGCATTTTGCTGGCCCCCAAAGCACCAGCGCTAGAAACACCCGCCAAAATTCGCGGCAAAAAGCTAGCGGACCAGATCGGTCCTACTCGTTTTAACCAAACCACCAGCTTCGACAACGTCAGTGCTCTTGCCGAGTACGGTCAACCGATTCCCATTCCCTTCGGCAAGCGAGGCACTGGTGCTGACGGCGCCCTGACTGGCGGCCTGATCCTCGCTCCAGCATTGGTGTGGAGCCGCCTTTACAGCTACGGCAGCTACCAAGCCTTTGAAGGCATCTACGTTGCTGGCGAGTACGGCATTGATGCGCCCGAACTCGGCGGCATCCGCGTTGGTACCACAGCTCTTAACAGTCTCGGCAATCGCGACTTTGCCGTCTATTGGTCCTCACAACTCGGCGAAAACCGCCCAACAACTGCTCGGCGTATCGCTGGGACAGACGGTCCTGGTGCCACAGGCACTATGGGACGCCAAATTTTTACCGCCCCAACCGAGGACGGGCAGTTCAGCCAAGGATTTTCCATGGCATACAGCCCGCAAGCAGATACCTCGTTTGGAACAGCCGAGCCAATCCATAACGGCACAGCCTTCCGTTTTAACTGGGAAATCATCTCGGCGCCTTACGCATCAACAGAAGGCCCCGATAACAAAGATGCACGCCTAGAAACCCAAGCCCGCCGCCGCAAAATCGCTGGTTCAGACGCCGACGTTCTCCACCGTTACGCCGACCAACCCAAAGAGGACATCCCTCAAGTTGGTATGCCCGGTGTGGGACGTGCTTATTCCCGCCGCATGGGCTTTATTGCCCACAACGGCACAACCTATGACAACCGAACAATCGTGCCAGTGTCAGAAAATGACACGCTAGTATTCGAAATTAACGGCACTAACTGGAAAGAATTCAATCAATCAGATTTCAAAGATACTGAAGTCAACGTCAAAGATCTGAAAGCATCTGCTGATTCGTGGCGAGCACGTGCATCTGATCTGCTTGCTATTGGCTCTAAGTGGATCATCGGCTCCTCGGTCTGGGTCGTTGAAGGTCGCAGCCCTGACACTTGGAAGAAAGGTATAACGCAGCAAATCACATTTCGCTGTACTGCTATTACTGGCGTAGCCACTATCGGTATCCCTGGAACACGAACGGTCCGCGAACCACTCGGCGGTTACGAAGGCAGCGTCTTCAATCCCAACAAGCACTGTGGTGCTGCTTTCTTCAACATTTGCCGGTTGCACATGGCCAGCATCCGACCGGTACGACGTGATGCGCAAGTTATCGAGATCGGTATCCGCAGCCAAGTCTGGAACCGCGCCAACGGCCTGTGTAATTTCAACGCAATTCCAACCCCCTTCAAGCTGCACCAGCTCGATAAACAAGACATCACGCTTACGACGCCTCGAATGGATAAATACTTCGAGCGCACATCTTGCTTCTCCATTTGGGTGCGTCCAGTTCAGGTTTATGGCCAAGCGCAACAGCCTTGGAGACGCATCCCACAAGTCTTTTGCGTAACGGGCAACGCACCAGTCGACCAATACAACTACATCCGAATCCGCCCTCGCCAAGTTGGTTATTACGAATACCGCTTTATCCCTCGCACTGGATCTGACATCGCGATTAACAGCATCGATACAAATCAAGTTATCCGTCTTAATGCAAATACTGGCGCTGAATACGGACAAGACTTTTCTACAGATTACGGTGCTTTTCGCATCACAACAAACGGCGATGTCGTATCTATCGCCGACATTCGCCTAAACGACGAACTAGTTACTGACCCACAAGAGGCCAGCAGTGTAACCACAACGCAGACCACACTTCCTACAGCTTTATCTCAGTACGACCAAAGCTCAAACAACGGTAGCGTCCAACAAGTTGTCAATGCCTGGCTCACTGAGAAGTTGGGCTACGCGCGTGACTATCCAGGCCGTGTCCGCAGTGCCACGATCACATTCGACAAGCCAGGTGTTGGTCAAATTGTTTTCAACGTAAACGCTACATCGGTAGCAGGCACACTCGGCGTCACCATTGGCCAGGTCTACCTGAACGCAAACCGAGGTAGTACGTATCAGTGGACCAACGTTTCTTATAACGTCATCTCTGCAAACGGCACATGGAATACTTCTCACGCTTTCACTGTCGTCATCCCAGTCAATAATGACTTTTCGCGCGTAGGCGGCTATTCCGCAGTCAACGTCGCCTTTGCCGTTACCGCAGTCCAAGCTGTATCCACCGTAAACACCTCTACCGTCAGCAGCGCTGAGCGCGTCTTCGAGGAAAACTCGCAAGTCTCAGACTGCAGCCACTACCTGGAACTAACCAAATCCAACGAGAGTGGTCCAGAACATCAAATTGTTTACGTCAACGAGTGCGTATCTAACGAAACTCTTGCTGAGTACTACGGCATGTCCACGCTGGGATTCACCGTCAAATCCAGCGGTCAACTCGGCGGTATCGGCCAAATCCGCGCTTGGGTCCCCACAGGCATCAGTGTTTACCGTCTGATCGAGCAGGACAACAACCCCAGCAACCTGTTCGCCGACCTCGTCTACTACCTACTGACCAGCAAGAGCCAAGGCGTCGGCAACGTCGTACCCACAGAACTAATCGACGTCGAGTCGCTTACCACAACTGCTCAGTACCTACGCGCTAACAAAATCTTCTTTGATGGTGTGGTGGAGGACAGCGACAGCTTGCGCTCCTTCCTTTACGACAACGCAGCCCTCCAGCTCTGCAATTTCACCATCAAAAATGGTCGTTTCGGCATGATGCCGGCGCTGCCCTACGACAGCAGCTACCAGATCAGCACCACGCCCATCGCCATTGAGCAGATCTTCACCTCGGGCAACATCATCCAAGACAGCCTGCAGGTGCAATACATCGACGCCGCTCAGCGTGCCAACTTCCGCGCCTTGGTCACCTGGCGCGTCACCGTCGAAAACGACCTACCCACTCAAGCATCTGCCTTGGTCGACTGGGCGGACATTCCTGAAGGCAGCCGCTCCACCACCCAGCAGACCTTTGACCTTACCGACTTCTGCACCAATCGCGCCCAAGCGCTGAAAACTGCCCGTTTTCTGCTGAGCATCCGCCGCCGCGTCACCCACACCGTCAGCTTCAAGACCGTACCCGACGCCCTTGGCATCCAACCCGGCTCGTACATCCGCGTCATCACCGAAGCCACCACCTACAGCGCCACCAACAACGGAGGAATCACAGACGCCGGCACCCTTGTCAGCGTCACCTCCATTGCTAACGGCAACTACGACGCTCTCATCTACAACCCCACCACTGGCGCTGTAACTGAACAGCGCATCACAATCCAGAACAACTCCGTCACAGACACCGCCCTACGCGGCTGTCTCTTCACCCTGCTCAGTCTGCAAACCAACGCTTCGGTCTACCAAGTGGAGCAGCTAACACTGGACGAGGACGGTCTCGTCAACATCAGTGCCGTAGAAGTGCCCGTCGATTCCACTGGCGTTAGCATTGTGGCTAAGGACGTGCTCACCGAGGCGAATTTCCGCGTACTGGAATAATGGCTTTCCCCACATTGACGCCAACCAGCCGCGAATTCAGCCCTGGAGCGTGGCCCGTCAAAAACTACAGCTCTCAATCTGGCGCCGAAATACGGATCCTGTACGGCTCCCAACGCACCAACGCCAAACTTAGCCTCGGCTACGAAAACGTAACCGACGCAAACGCTCAGCTATTTATTGAAGACTACAACTCAAATATCGGCACATTACGTACATTTACTCTGCCTTCCGCTGTGAGCAACGGCTGGAACGCCAGCACTGCGACCTTGGACGCACCACCCGGCACCAAGTGGCGTTACGAAGCTGAACCACAACTTCGTTCGGTGAGACCTGGGCGTAGCAGCGTTACAGTGAACTTGGTGGCGGTGATCTGATGGCCAAGGTTTACACCGGACGTGACGGCCGCCTACTGATTGACGGCATCGAACAAATCAAGGTCAGCAGCTGGACGCTGACCGGTTCGCTTGAAGTGCTGGAAACAACCACGCTCGGCGAATCCCAGCGGACTTACGCCCCTGGAGTACAGGAATTTAATGGCAGCGCCACTCTGCTGTATTACAAAGACGACACCGGTCGCAACGATGCGGCCACCGCACTGAAAAAAGTTTTGCGCGTCGATGGCGTATCCAGCAGTGACACTGTGACACTGCGCCTCCGCCTAGTAGACGGCAACACAAACAGCGACGTCCAACTCACTGCCTACATCACCAGCGTTTCATTCGGTGCCAGCGTCGGTGAAGTCAGCTCCGCTCAAATCAGTTTCCAAGCCACTGGTGCACTCACAGCGGTAACGATCTAATGGGCATCTACCTCGGAAACGTCGGCAATATCGAGCTGACTCGCTTGTCGCTTGAAGGCAGCAAAGAATCTGTCGTTAATCCATCGGATGTCAATGCTAGTCGCGATCGCTTTAGCTTTGATTTTGACCCCAGTTATTTAATCAGTGGCGATCTGATTGAGATTGCGACAACAGATGGAACCAATCTTGATTTCGTCGCTGCAAGTGGATGGGCGAATAACACCGTTCAGCCAAGCGGAAACTGGTACGCATTTATTGACGAATTAGGCGGCATTCGTCTGTACACAAACTTTGACGACAGCCTTGAAGGTGCGAGCACTGGCCTTGTGGCCCTCAATGCAATTGCTCGCAATATTCCAATCAGGGTCACGGTACGCGATCGTGACGCGCGATTACTCGGATGTGTGTCTGATTATGAAATCAATACAACGAGAGAAACTGTTGATATCACAGTATTGAGCGATGAATATAGGCAGCAATACAGCAGCTTGATTACAGGCAGCGGCCGCCTGACCGCACAGTGGGATTACGTGAAAGAAGGCAATACAGAGCCGGTCAACTATCTAATGCAGCTTGTATTACGCACAGAAGTTGGCTCATCATTTCACGCAAAATTTTTCATTAAATCAGCCGGCACTCGTGCGTCAGGCGGCTCGTTTGATTCGGCCCAAATTAATGATGCGTTGTGGTGGGAATTCGATGGACTGATTACTTCTAGCGCCACCAGCTTTGCATCGGGCAACATCATCGTCAGTTCTGTTGATTTCGTTGCAACTGGCCCTATCAGGCTGCGCGCCAAGACTCGCACAACCGAATACCTGCTTCAAGAGTCTGGAGACAAATTCAAGCTTGAGCAAGATGGCGCGTCATTCTTGCTTTTGGAGCAATCCGACTGACACTAAACTGGTGTCAGGCCATGCCTACCAGCACTTATAGCCGCACATCACCATGGCAGACCTCAGGATCACCGAATTAGCAGCGCTCTCCAGCGGTGACCTGGCTGCAGGTGACTTTCTGGCAGTCGCTGATATCAGCGCTAGTGAAACTAAGAAAATTACCGTTACTGATTTTACCGGCAAAGCAGTCACGTTGATTGCCGATGCCACAATTCCAGGCGCCAAGATCCTCTTTGGATCGCAGCAGATCGCCGGGTCCGCCCTTGTCAACGGCGCCGTTGGAACAACCCAGCTTGCCGACGATGCCGTAACCGCAGCCAAGCTGGCCGACGAATCCAGCGTTGACCTTGTAACAACGCTGCCTGCCAGCGGTGCTTTCGTCGGTCAGATCGCGCTCGACACCGATGACAGCAAGATCTACTGCTGGAACGGCAGTACCTGGGTCAACATCAAAGCGTCCGGAAGTATCAATACCGTTGTCGGTGACACAGCCGGCATCGTCAACCTGACCGTCACCACATCCGGTGATCAGGTCACGATCACAACTTCGTTAGACGCTACTGGCGCAGCAGCCCAATTTCTAGCCGGCCCTACTTCTGCAGCTGGCGCAGTCACCTACCGCACGATTGCAGCCGGCGATCTCCCGACAGCAACCACCGGTGCCAAAGGCGCTGTTGTGGTCAACGGCAACGGCCTGACAATGAGCGGCGATACCATCGCCATCAACAACACAGTTACTGCCGAAGCCAGCAATTATCACGTCGTTCAGTACAACGCCAAAGGTCTCGTCACTGGTGGCCGCCAAATCATCGCGGCTGACGTCCCAGTCGCCACGGCCAGCAGTATCGGTGTAGTCAAACCCGGCTCCGGCCTTGGTGTGGATGGTGCTGGCACACTTAACCACAGCAACTCGATCACACCAGCCAGCGCCGCCAAAGTTACATACGACAACCAGGGTCACATCGTTGCCGCACTCGCGCTGTCTGCGACAGACATTCCCGAGCTAGACGCCAGCAAGATCACAACTGGTACCTTCGCCTCTGCCCGGCTTGCTGCTAACAGCGTCACGGCAGAACAGCTTGCCGACTACGGCATCGCGCAAGTCAGCAGCACGCAACCGATCCCCGAGTTCGCTGGCCAGCTCTGGATCAACCCCACTGACCGCACGGCATACGTTTGGGTCGGCCAAGTCTCCCCAGCGCAGGGCTACTACCTGCCCCTCAACAACGAGTT